TTGCTCATGATATTGTTGTATAATACATCAAACTCGTTTGAAAATTCCTGTGTAGTCATATTAAATACTGTTTAGACTTCCCTCAAGGGAGAATTTTATACTCTGGTGTTTGGGCATATTAAGGTATCTTGCAGCTACAGCCAGTGTAGGTTCTTCATTATGGTCACATAACGGAGTATTGTCACTTCTGAGATACAGATAGTCACCTCTGTTTGATATAAGCCCTGATTCAATGCATCTCTTTATAAGGACCTTAGTACTTAAAAGAGGATCTGTGATCACTTTAAGGAACATCTTGCTGTCTGTCTGGATAAGGTTGTTTATTCTCGTCTGCAGGAACTCAAGCTTGGCATCCTTTGAAGTAGGTCTGCCGTCAATAAGCTCAATTATAGTGCGGAGTGTTTCAACATCACTTTCAACTTTACCGAATTCCTTATAGCATTTCATCGTAATACTCATGTTATCCCTTGCGTTCTTCATGTCTTCACCTTCAGACATAATCACATACTGGTAAGTTGCCTTCGGAAAATCCTGAAGTACCTCAAGGGAAGGTGCGATATAAAGCTTGTTAGCCAAAAGAACCTTATATCTTATATAATCATCGGGATTGCTTAAATCAAGAATATTGTCCTGTTTGGTGAGTCTCACCATAAAGTTGTCCCAATAGTTGTTTTCTTTTTTATAAATGCTGAGGGCATTGTATTCAAGTCCCATTTTCTCTTCAAGGCAGGCCTTTTCTGCATCTGTAAGTATATTTACATATACTCCTGAAGACAGTCTTGGTACAGTAAAGAATTTAAGTGCATTTTCAGCCATTCCGCCATAAAGAAGATGTTTGGGATTTGTAATGAATCCTCCTTCCTTAGGGATATGTCTTACTGTAATACGTTCATTCCTCAGACAATTTACCACAGTCTCCTGTGGTGTATATTCTTCGGGATCTTTTGCAGATTCCCTTACAGCTTTCACTGCTTTCTTTGACTTTATTTCCTTCAAAGGAATGTCAAGTTCATTTTCATCAATCTTCTTATCTTCCATTTGCTTCTATATAAATAATGAATAATCTGAAAAACAATATGACGGGGTTTTATCCCCGCCATACTGTATTATGTTAACCCTGCAGAATAGCCGGGATGAGTGACATTGTTCTTGTAGGATCAAGAACACATATACCCAAAGTAGCCATTCTATGGATAATAGCAGAATCCTCATCAAAGGATGCATAAGGATTACCCATTTGGCCTGTCCACGGATTTCTAAGACCCCACTGGTAGCTTCTGAGTTCATTCTGTCCCTTGATCTGGCATTTAAAGATATTGGGCTGGTCCATAGTACCGATGTACAGAATGTCATATCTGTATGAGAAAGCAGGACCACCATCAGGATGGATAATCTTGTTTCTTACAGGATCATCATAATAAGGATCAACATCAAGCTTTACTCTTACACCGTTAGGTGCCTTGTATTCTACAAACTGGAAGCCTGCAGAAAGGGCATTAGAGTGAAGTACAGACTGTGTTTTCTCAATTACACCGATAGAACTGTTATCCAGCATAAACTGTGTCCAACCTGAGATTACATTCAATACAGCTTTGTGGAACTGGATTGCTCCTCTTTCACCTGTCTTGATAAGGAATGTTCTGTCACCGTATTCAAGTTTTGAAGCTGACAGCTGATACAAAGCATCTTCAAGCAGCTTCAGAGAGAACTTGTTATAATACATCGTATTGGCAACCTCCATTTGTTCAAACAAACCTGCACCCTGTTTGATAACACTGCCTGATTTGCCGAAGTTCATGTATTCGCCGTTTGCATTTCTGTTTGAAGTACTGAATGCCAAAGCATTGTTCTTTGCATCGGAGAACTGTTGTTCCAATTCCCATTCAACATAATGCATCCATTTGTTTGCAACATCCTTTACCTGTTTTCCTGAAGGATCAGGATGAACCATAGGAATACCTACTGCCAGCTTCCTGTTAAGTATATTGCCTGCAACTTTGTGCTGGATTCTGATGGTAGTCCACTCATTTCTCATGCTGACAGGAGAACTGAATCTGATGTCACCTACTTTTCTTGAGAATTCCTTCTCAACAGGAGCATATTCAACAGAGAATCTTTCACCTGCAAGCAGTCTTTCTGACGGACATCCAAGAGTGTTGCCACCCATAAGTTCAACCTTATATACTGCATTAGTGCCTTCCATTCTTGCTTCACCAAGAATTCTGAAAGGATATACCTGATTAAGGTTACCTACAATTACTTCACCGTCTGCAAACCAGTCTTCAGGGAATACAAGATAGAATGGAGCTGTGCCTGCACCTACATTTGCTGCACCTGCAACAACTACTGTGCCTGTTTCATCACGTGCTTCAACCAGAGGAATGTTTCTTCTGGAAGAACCTATAATATCCCAATAGTATTCACTGTCATCGTCAAATTCTCTTACAGGGAACTGATTAAGGAATGTGTCAAGAGTCTTGCCTCTGTAATAGGCAAGCAGCTGTACCATAAGGTTTGTAGCCTTTTGCGGTGAGTTCTGAAAAATACTGCCAAGGTGATTTTCCCTTGTAAGGCCTTTCCAAGTCTGGAAGCCCAGCATCTGAAATTTACCAAGTTTAGCCATAAAATAAAATACTGTTTACTGATTAATGTATATCATATATCCAAGTTCCACCCTGAGTCTGAACCACCTGATTCACCTGACATATAATTGAGGCTTCCCTCAACAGGTCTTGCGCTTTTCATACGGTGTTCAAGCTCACGGAGATTCTTATTCATTTCCTGTTTCACTCTGCCCTTCACCAATCCGTTGAAATCAGTAAAGCCTTTGGTAAGAGTGAAGACCAATCCAAGATTCTTTATAAAATCGGCACCATTATCCATTTGGTATTTCTGGATTGCCGTATAAAGATTTCCTGTTTCGGGATCTTTGTAAACAGGTTTTGAGATGTTGTCAAATATCTGTTTACGTGTTACTTTGTCAACAACAAGGTCTCCAAAGATCTTCTGGTCTTCCAGAATGGATTTCTTCAATGCCTCAGAACGTTCCTGCATTTTTGCCTTGGCTTCCTCTTCCTGTGCCTTTGCATCCTCTACAAGATCATTATACGCATTGTTGAAATAATCCCTGTTGCTTGCCAATGCCTCTTTTGCATCCTCGATGTCTGTGCCTCCGTTGATTGATTTCTCAACTTCCCTTTGTGCTCTTTCCTTCTTATACCCACGATTGATATAATCCTGATATATAAGCTGTTTTCTAAGGGCTTCACCCTTATTTTCGTCAACAATATCCTCTTCCTTTATTGAATCAAGATAGTTCAGTGTATTCTCATACTTTCTGATGTCATCAGGTTCAACATTTGCATCAAGGGCTTCAAGAACTCTTCTTTGCCCTTCACTCAATTGGGATTTGACTACTCCGTCTATTGCTTTTGCAAAGTCCTCAGGAGTTTTAACAGTCTTATAATCAAGGTCAGGCAAGACACCATCTTCTTTCAAGGCTTTGGCAATGGAAGGATAGAAGTTTGTGGTAGAAGCATCCTCTTCCTCTTCAGAAGAGGTGTCTTCCTTTTCCTCGTTATCTTCATTATCTCCACTACTTACGCTCTCCGGTGAATCAGAAAACAGTTTTTCTGCATTAACCTCAGTAGTTTTATTCTTATTTTTATAGGTACTGCCATCATCTGCTGTAGATGCATTACCTTCTTCAGTCTCTTTTTCCCCTTCTTTCCCAGTCACGATATCATCATAGAGGGTTTCAGCTTCATTGTCATCAAGGATATTATCCAAACTTAATTCTGCCATGATCTTGTGTTGAAGTTTTCTAAACGCTACGGAATTACCAAACTGATTGTGACAATATCTGCACATGATTATCAAGTTTAATGGATTCGTATAGTGCTCACCCCATATGCTTTTTGGAAGGATATGACAAAGATCACCGTTGGTATACTTTCCACAAATCTCACAAAACGGAGGAAGGCTTTTCTTAATCTTGCCAATCTCCCGATCTTTAAGCTCTTGCTTTTTACTTTTCTTTCTCATGATAGGAACTTGTTAAAATCTTCCGGATCTTCAATTGAGTTCACATTACGCAGCTTTTTATATTCTGCCGATTTGAGAGTAAGCCACTTTGAAAAGTCGCTTTTGTTCGTTTCGTTTAAATCTTTCCCGAACTTCTTACAGTAGATTACCCACCGTTCATTCATGGTTCGTAAAAGACCGTATCTCTTAAGTCTTTTAATGAAGTTTTTCTTATTGAGAGCTTGGTCGTAAAAACAATGCTTCTCTGTTACTACTTCACTCTTTGTTATGACTCCGTCTTTAGTAACTATTGGAACACATTTAATGGATGCTTTTTTAATTTCTCCGGTTTCTCTGTTAAAAGAGAAGAGGGTATGCCCTTTAATCAATCTGGTTGAACCAATGTACTTAATCTCGTTCTTAGTTTTTTCTACTGTCTCAATTCTATTCTTAGTGAGACCATGTTCCTGTTCTAGTTTCATACTATATTTCTTTAATTGTGAATTCTATTCTCGGATTAATTTTGTCAACGAACTTCTGGGCGACAATTTTCACGCAGTTACGGTCGTTTTCTATAGCTTTACAAGCTTCCAGGAGGTCAAGGCAGATCTTAAATGAGTTATCCAAATCCGGACGTTGAGAACTATTGTATACGTTCAGATGAAGCTCAAATAGACCTTTTATATTTCTGTTTCTATATATGTTGCATTGTAGGTAAAAACTCTTCTCGTAGAGCTTTAAAGCTGGTGTTTTAGCCAAACTTCCTTTGCCATATAATGTAATGATTTTATAGCAGTTAGATTTTGACGGTACTTGGCCTAATATTACTTGTTTCTCTTCCATGATAATTAATTTAATGTGTTGAGTAATGGGAATCGAACCCACATAAACCGTTTACCCATGAAAAAGGGAGGCTTTTTATTCCTCCCTTTTTATTATTATATTTAAGTTACATGTATGTTTTATAACTTGGTGGTGGTCTTGTTTTCATTGAATTATTATTTATAAATCTGAATAATCTTTTTCGCTTATTTCTGTTATTGAGATTACCCCAATAGTGCTTATATCAATGCGTTTATCGAATGATATTTTTAGTTTTAAATCATCAATATTTACATACGATCCGTGTGTACAAACAAATGTTGTTCCAAAACCAATACCGGAAGTTTTATCGTGGCACATAAAGTGATAGCTTACAATGAAGTATCGC